TTTACGTACAACGCTGCTAGATATTATAAGAGATTGATTTATATGTTTATCTGTCGTTAAATAAACAACGGCATGTCTGATGACGATATTATAACTAACCCTATCGACGATAGTCAATACTATCGTGGAGATAAAAATGTTCCGAAGGAAGATGCTCTATTTGAGTGGACTCCTAAGATGGTCAAGGAAGTTAAGAAATGTAAAGAAGATATTATTCACTTTGCTGAAGAGCATTTCTATATTGTAAACCTAGATCGTGGTAAAGAAAAAATAGATCTTTATAAAGCTCAGAAAAAAGCTCTTAAGAGTTTGGCTGATAATAGGTTTGTCTGTGTACTAGCTAGCCGTCAGTGCGGTAAAACAACTATTACAACTATCTATGCATTGTGGAATACTTGTTTCTATGATGACCAGAGAGTTATTATTGTTGCTAATAAAGAGAATACGGCAATTAATATCTTTAAGCGTATTAGAATGGCTTATGAGATGTTACCTAACTATCTTAAACCGGGTGTTAAAGAATATGGCAAAACCGGTGTAACATTTGCTAATGGCTCAAGTATTGGTATTAGTACTACAACTAGTACAGCAGCAAGAGGTGACTCTGCTTCTATTCTTTGTATTGATGAGGCTGCGTTCATTGAGCCTCACTTTATGGAAGACTTTTGGAAATCGGTTATCCCTATTGTATCATCTGGTAAAAAGACAAAGATCTTCATGGTCAGTACACCTAATGGAACTGGTAATAAGTTTTATGAAGTTTATTCTGGTGCTGAAAAGGGTACCAATGGATGGCATTATGAACGTATTGACTGGTGGGATGTACCAGGGAGAGGTGAGAAGTGGCGTAAACAAATGGCTGCTGCTCTAGGGTCTGATGAAGCGTTTCAACAAGAGTTTGGTAATACATTCTTAGATGCAGGTAATTCAGCAGTCGGAGCTTCTGTTATTGAAAGATTTAAAGAAAATAAAAAACCTGCTATTTGGACAGGAGAAGAAGGTAATTATAAAGTTTATGAAAAACCCGACCCTTCTAAACTTTATGTAATAGGTGTTGATGTCGGAGAAGGTATCGGAAGAGCAGCATCTGTAGCACAAGTTTTAGATGTTACAGACTTACATGATGTTAGACAGGTAGCAGTTTACGGCTCGAATGTAATCGAACCTTACCATTACGCAAATAAATTATTACATCTAACCAATCAATGGGGTAAACCGCCACTTCTTATTGAAAGAAATAATTGCGGAGCTCAAGTTATTGATGCACTTTTTCATAAGCATTTTTACGATAGATTAGTTAGTTGTTCTAAATTAGCTAATACCGGGTCTTTTTCTAATACTAGACATATAGGAGTACTAAGCCATAACAATCTTAGATTTGCTGGTGTTGCGAATATGCGTTATTGGTTAAACACACTTCAAGTTGTTTCCATTAACGATATGGACTCTATTAAAGAGCTTGAAACATTTATTCGTTACCCTAATGGCACGTATAGAAAGAAAAATGATAATTTTTACGACGATAGAATTATGGCTTTAGTTTGGACTCTCTTTATTTTAGAACCAGAAATATGTCAGCAATATTTTCAAATAGAAGATTACGATGAACAGGGTAAACCGCTAAGAATTAGTCCTGGTGATTATTATGAGTTAGATCCGGAGTTATATAAGATAAGAGAACTAAATAATGATAGTACACTAGCTTATCTAGCAGTTGACGACAATAATACTACAAAATATCAACCTCTAATATCTGCAGAAGAATATCATAAATTAGAAAACGATACAGGTTATTTTGATCTACTAGAAAGCGGGTGGATACCACTACAATAATATGGATACCTGCGAAAACCCTACTCAACAATCTGTTTTAAATCGCTCTAGTAAAGATAAATTTTTACTAGTTCTTAATCTACCTCAAGTTCTTAAAAAACAGTCTATTACTGATAGCTCGATTGATATAGACCCACTACAAATAAGTGTACATGGCACTATTGTCCCTGCTGTTACAGTTCCACCAGTTGAGGTACGTTTTGGCGGTCAATCATACAATGTATCAGGCTATTCAAGACCTAATTATCCACCTCTAACCGTTAATTTTATAATTGATAATAAATTCCGAAATTATTGGGTACTTTGGAAGTGGATGTCTATACTGAATTCCCCTACAGGTAGTATGTATACAGGTACTGCCCCGGAGCTAGAAACATATAAAGATAGAATTAATAGCGGTATTGATACTGAATATCAAAGCGATTTTTCCATTTTTAGTCTTAACGAATATAATCAAAAATCCGTAGAGTTCACATATCGTAACGCTTTTATTACAGGTTTAGGAGCTATAAATTATAGTTATAGAGATGAAGGAATCATTGAATCCACAGCAGAATTTCAATTTAGTCAACTCGATATTAAGCTTTTAGGTTAAAAAAATATACCGAATAAGCATAAATAATATTACAAATATTATGGCTCGCTCAATTAATTCTCCAGGTGTACAGATTACCGAAACTGATTTATCGCTAACAACGCAGATCGGTGGCGGTACAAACGTTTTCGTACCCGGCTTTGCTCCTCAAGGCCCTACCGATGAAGTTATTTTAATTACTTCGATTTCAGAGTTTGAAACTACTTATGGTACACCTGAAACACCAGCCGAGCGCTATTTTTACTATACTTGCAAAGAAGTTCTTAATTCTCCTGCTAATCTTTTAACAACCCGCCTTCCTTACGGAAGCGGTTCTGGTGCTGGTTTTGCTACTCAATATAGTGCATTACTATTTCCTACAGCTTCATCCGATAGCGGGTTCACTATTGGAGCTCCAAAGCATATTTCCCTTACTGAAGCACAGTATGATAGCATCTTACAGAACAATATAACATGGACAGCTCCAACTTTAGGTACAGCTGTTTCCGGTACTGGTGCACTCTCTGGTACCGTTGTAGATTATATTCCTACTGCCGCTAGTTACAACGGTACAGCACTCAATGCTGGTATCGTAGTTCTTAATAGTTCACAGACCACAGTTAACGAAGCCTTTGAAGGTTATTACGTTTCTGTAACAGATAACACCGAATTCGGACCTGATACAGACTTTACTGCTGTTAATTCGATACTTTCATTAACAGGTACTGATGATTTTTACTCGATTCCTTCTACAAGAATCGGATTTGCTTTATCTGGCTCTAAGACCTCAGCTGGTACTAATTCAGTTTCTGAAGTTATTGAATCTATACCAACTTATAACTTTGGTGATAGTTATTATAACGATTCGGTTATTGTAAATATTTTCAGAGTTCGTAATTCAACATACGAACCACAATCTTTAATATACTCTCTCGCTGAGTCTCACGTTGGTTCACTCGATGCTAATAAAAAGACAGTCGGTGTTGTTGGTGGTACACCTAAGTCTTTCTACATCGGAGATATTGTTAATAACAAATCATCTAATATAAAGGTTTTAGTTAATCCTAATATCTCTCAAAAGACTCAATGGGAAGGTCTTAGCTCAATTAACCCTGCTAAGAGTGTAAGAAACAGACCTGAAAGTAAGGCTTTGTTTGCAGAAGGTGTTTACGCTCCTTCCTATACTTTCGAAACTGACAAGAAAGTTGGAGATATCACTACTAAGATTGATAGAGCATTAACACACGTTGAAACATCTGAGACATCTGTTATTGACGTTGTCCTTGACGCTGGTCTTTCCACAATATTTGCAAATACATCAGGTGGTGGTTATTTCGACGATACAACATACACCAACGTTGCAACTCTTAGCACTGAAAATGATCCCGTTATTCAGCGTTGGGCTACAGTTTATAATCAGTTTAACAACTTTGTACAGAACACTCGTAAGGATTGTGTATTCATTGCCGATCCGTTAAGACAGATCTTTGTAAACGGTGAAGACGTTAAGACACTTTCCGTTCGCGGAAATACCTTCTCAACTAACATCTATACACCATTAAAGAAGTTACTTACAGGTGCTGGTGCTAATTCGAATTACTCAGCAATCTACGGTAACTGGGTTAAAGCTTATGATGCTTATTCCGATAAGTTTACCTGGTTACCTGCTTCAGGTTATGTTGGTGCAATCTTTGCACGTACAGATACAAATGCTCAACCTTGGATTGCCCCTGCCGGATTAAATCGTGGTGTTATTAACAACATTGTTGATATAGCCATTAACCCTAATCAGAAGCAAAGAGATTTCTTATATACAATTTCGATTAACCCGATTGTTAATTTCTCAGGCGATGGGTATGTTGTATTCGGTCAAAAGACATTACAGGCTAAGCCTTCTGCTTTTGATAGAATCAACGTTCGTCGCTTATTCGTAACGCTTGAAAGAGCGGTACAGAACTCTGTTAAGTACTTCGTATTCGAACCTAATACAGAATTTACACGTACAAGACTCAAGAATACAATTACGCCGATCTTTGAATTAGCTAAGAATACAGAAGGTCTTTATGATTACTTGATCATCTGCGATGAAAGAAATAATAACCCTGATGTTATTGATCGTAATGAACTTGCAGTAGATATCTACATTAAGCCGGTTCGTGCTGCCGAGTTCATCTTAGTTAACTTCATTGCAACTCGTACAGGTCAGAACTTCCAAGAGTTAATCTAATAAATATTTACACATATGGCACAAAACATCTCAGACTTCTATAGAGCAGTACAACAGCAAGATTTCGCACGTCAATTTCAATTTCGTGTAGTTCAGTTAGCTAACACCAACTTCGGTGAAAGCCAACTCGTTTATCTTGAAACTGCTAGTCTCCCTGGTAGAACAATTAATAACGTTCAGGTACCATTTATGGGACTTAACTTTAACGTTCCTGGTACTGCTTCTTATCCAGGTTCTGAATCTTACGGTGTTACATTCCGTTGTGATCAGAATTATAATATCCGTGCTGCATTAGAGAATGCTACATTCAATACATTTGATGACGGTACCTCTACAGGTAACTTCAATATTGCACGTAATTCATCTGTTATTACACTTAACCTCTTAGGTAAAAACGGTACAACAATCCGTCAGTATACCCTTTACGGTGCTTACGTTACAAATGTTGGTGATATTACATATAATATCGGTGACAATGGACAGATCGTTACAGTACCTGCAACACTTGCTTATCAGTACTGGAGAGTAACAAAAACCTCTAGTTCTCCTTCAGTATTAGGTTAATAAAATAATAGCAATAAATAATATTGCTATATGGAGTTTACTGGTCAAATACCTTTCTTCTTAGAAAGCTTTTTAAGCAGACCCGCTAGTGCGTTACCAAAAGGAGCACAGTGGGTCTTGGTTTTTGAAGGTGCGTTTATAGCAGGTAAAGATTCCGGTTATGGTTCCGGTAACCCTGTATTACCTCTACCTGCTATTAAGCAAGGTATTAAATACGAACCTCGTAAATGGGATGTTGATAAGGCTATGGATGCTGTATCCATAGATGATTATCAAAAAACAAAAGGATGTATGTTTGTACAAGCTGTACAAATACCAGGTGAGAGCAATCAAGCGAATCCTGAAGGTTTACAGCAAAACGGGTTTATTAGAACAACTACTGGTAACGGTAGAGATGCTTTTCAAAACTTACAAATAGTATTTCTAGAAACAAATGTAAGTTTTGTTGATAATCTTGTTAGACCTTGGGTTATTGCTACAGCACATTTAGGCATGATAGCAAGAAGAGGGCCTGAAAATTACCGTTGTAATATATCTGTATATAAATTAGGTACTATATCTCAAGATAAGCCACCATTCGTGTTACAAAAATATACCTTCTTCGGTGCCTGTCCAATTAGTGTTTCCGGGGAAGAGTACAACTACACACAAACTAGTAACCCTGTAAATAGAGAAACAACCTTTATATATCACTACTATAACATGGAGTCGGTACCTGGTAATTTAGCTATTAGTAATAATTCAGCAAATCAACCTGTACCTCTCAGTACGTCAGTAGTTGGTAAAAACGTTAATGTAGCTAGAGCTACCGGTGTTTAATACTTGTTAATCTAGATTTTTTTGTATAAGTGTTATTGTGAGTGAAGATTTCTTAATTAAGTCAGTTCTAACTGATAGAACTGTATTTTTCAGTGAACTAAAAGTTAAGCACTATAAAACTATACTAAAGAGTATTATAGGAGATGAAATAGATTATGAATCAACGTTTACAAACATCAGTAATGTCATTAAACAAATAACTAATCTAACTATAGATGAAATTAATGCATTAAGTTTTTTAGATTACTTTTTACTCTTATTTGAAATAAGAAGCAACAGTATTAGTAGTCTTATAGTAGCTGAAACAACAGATAACAATTCAACAAAAATTGATATCAATATACATAAGTTAAGTGAACATTTACGAAATATTAATTTAAAGAATCTTCTAAGTGATGATGTAGTAGAAAATATAACTATCTCGTATAAACTGCCTACAATAGTGGAGATAGTTAATATGAATCTAAATGAAATAGAAAGTATATATTACACTTGCTTAAAAAGTATTACCTTAAACAATAAAACAATTAAATTTAACGAATATAGTAATATTGAAATTAAAAACATTTTAAGTAAATTGCCTGCTTTATTTACTACATGTGTTATTAAAAAGGTACAAAGCTTTATTGATGTTTTTAATAATGTTAATCTTATAGGTCATCTTAAAGGTCTAGAAAATAAGCACCTCATTTTTAATTTTAATGTTAATAATTTAGGAATTATACTTAAATTACTTTTCGGTGAAGAGTTATTTTCGCTATATGAAAATATTTACACACTTGCTAAGACAGCAAATATACCTCCACAATACATTGAAGAATGTACACCCGGTGAATACTATCTTTACGTAAAGAAAATAGAAACTCAAAACAATACCTCATCTTCATTACCTAATGATCGCGGAGATGATACAGACTTATTTGATGTACCTGATATGCCACCTATTACATCAGTAGCTGAATTTTAACCATCTACTTGATTGTTATACTAAAAATATTTAAATAAAACATGAGCGAAACATCTACTACAAACACATTAATAGAGTTCTTTAAAGAACTCGATACCGTTAACGGTTACGATGTTTACATTCCATCTCTTGATAAAGATCTTAAATTTAAGCAACTAACAACGGAGCAATTAAAATCTCTGCTTAAAACAGCAGTAGGATCTCCTATTTACAATACAGATTTTATATTAGCATTTAATAATATTATTAAAGATAACTGTCTTGATAAAGATGTTAATACAGATAATTTTACAATCTATGATAAACTTTTTATTCTCTTCAAAACTAAAATAGAATGCATATCTCCTGATTACACTTTTTATTTTACCGATGAAGAGATTAGTGAATTTAATCTTAGTGATGAATCTTCTACCATTTCTCTACTTAATCACTACAATAATTTTAGAAATAAAGGTAAAAAAATTACCAATAAAACAATACAAAGCAATAATATAACTATTGAATGCTCTCTACCTACCTTAGATATAGAAAATAAATTTGAGAAAGAACTGCATAGTGATAACATATACGACGATTTAACAACAAAAGATCTTCAAGATATAATAGGTGATACATTTATTAACGAGATCAGTAAGTTTATAAATAGTATTGCAGTTGATGGAAACATACATGATTTAACTACTGAGTCTTTTACTAACAGAGTAAAAATTATTGAAAAAATGCCCGTTAATATTGTTAACGATATAATCAAATATATAGAAGAGTATAAAAATACAACTAAAGAATTATTAGTATATATTTTTAATACCGATAAAGAAGCATACTTCGAAAAAGAGTTTCCTTTAGACGCTACACTGTTTAATATCTAATACAAAACTATCTTCTTAAATATATAAGAAGATGACAGATAAAAAAACAGCTTCTAGACAAGAGCCTCCTCCCGCTATTGCAAAGATTATAGAAAATCTTGCGCAAAAGTATGACTTTTCTAGTGTATTTCAGAAAGCTATTGAAGATCAAGCTATAGCTACTTTAGGTAATAAGAAATCTTCTCTGTCAGAGCGTTTTAAGAAAGGTGGTTTAATAGGTATAGCTAAAGATGTACTAAACAAAGGTACAAAAAGTAAGCTTGAAGACTCTCCTGCAGCAGCTCAAATACAACCTCTACAGGGGCTAAATAACAATAAAATTAAGTCCTTACTGCAAGGGCTAATGGGACTAGGCACATTATTAAAAAATAGTGCTAATATTACACCTGTTAAACCAGCTACCGCTTCAGACCCAGCTGCTACCCC